ATCCACTTGGCTATTATTAGTTAGTCCAAATAAATAAAATACTTATAACAATTGAAATACGCGATATACACTGAACCTCCCATGACTAAAGTCACAGGGTTCCTGTTTCATAGAATTTCGCATAATCAAATGTTAGTTCACAATACTATTCTAACTTACCTTGACCTTTAAATACTCTGTTCCTTTTTAGGAATAAATACTATTCATACCTATAAATTTATTTAATTTTCAAACAACCTTGTTGAACATTAACTAATTCTATTGTATTATTTTAGTTGTATAACAAAACTAAATCGGCAAAACTAGAGAAAATTAGTGACGCAAAGCTATAGGGACTAAGATTTATAAAATTCTTATAAATTATGCCAGCCAGTTGCCAAAAAGATATTGTTCTTTTTGTTTTTATGAAAGTTTTTTAGGTGGCTAATAATATATATACTTAGAGATAAAATAAAATATATTTCTAATATTCATAGTTTTATTTTTTCTCAAAATGCGATATAATAAAGATGTAAATTCGTATCAAAAACAAAAAAAGAAACTACAATCTATTAGCCTAGAGTGAAGTTTCATTAACTAAATATTAATGTCGTTTTTTATTAAACTTGATTTTTACATCAAGCTCAAAGTCACTCCTGCCAGAGTGGCTTTTTACTTTTCTGGAAATAATATATGTAATAAAGCTAGCTGTTAAACTAGCTAACACTCCTAGTAAAAATTCGCTCATTTCTCCACCTCCTTCCTTTTAAGGGATGGAATGTAGAAAATGAAGCTCCACTCTTAGATTGTAGTTCCACAAGATTATTCTTGCATTTTAATTATAACATAATTTTACAATTATCAAATATCTATTCTCCATTTTTTTTATTTATACAATATATTCTATATTGCAATAAAAAACATTGTTTTAAATATATATACATAGGTATATACTAAATATGTTAAACTTAATTATGGAAAATATAAAATGAAAGGAATAAAAATATGACTAAGACTATATTATGTGATTACTGTAATAAAGGAATAAATAAAGATGATAATAAGTATATTACTTTTCATAAGAAAAGTCATATGAAAACTAACATTTGTATTAATTGTGCATTAAATTTGATAGATAAAGATAAATTAAATGAAAATATTATAAATAATCAACATGATTATTCAAAGAAATGAAAAAGCACTCTCCATAATGAAGAATGCTCTTTTTAATAATGTTTGACTCAGTAAATATGCGTTGGGGTTACATATTTACTTTTTTATTATATCATTAATTTTGTGCATGAAAAAGAATTTAAATCAATTTTAAGGTGTGTTGAGTAATGTTCTTGATAGTTTATATGTTGATGAATTTCAAAAAAATAAGCACTCCTATAAAAAGAGTACTTTTGGTATATATTAATTTGTATAAATTAGTGTAAATTACTTATCAAACACTCTTTCCTCTATTTCTGCTCTAGGAATTATTTTAAAGTATTCAAATCCATAGCTTTTTAGCTTTCTTTCAAGCCTTCTTTTGTTAGCATTGAATGTAATTATTAATCCATCACATTTAATTTCTTCTGTTTCTGATATTTCAATTACTGATTGCATCAGTTCTAGTTTTCCTCTATGTTTTGGTTTTAATGGAGTTCTTAGTGTTGTGTTTGCTGATGCTTTACATTCGTGCATTTCAATAAAATTTGCTATCCCTTTATCTTTAATTTCGCCTATATAGACAATATCTATATCTTTTTCTGATATTTTCACTTCATTTTCTAACACTATGGCCTCATCTATTTTTTGTGTAAATTCTTTTCCGTTATATGTTCCTACAACATCCCAAATCAACTCTAAAAATCTTCCTCTTCTACCGTTTAACTCATCTTCTGTTCCGTTATAAAATGAGTTTAATAATTTTATAAACTCTTTATAGTTCTTATCTTTAATTATAGATTCCTCAAATCTAAAATTATTTTTTACAATATCCTCAATTTTACTACTATCAATATTATTTTTCCATTCATCTAATATTGACAGTGTTATACCTAAGAACGATTTATTGTTTAACATAAACTTTGCTAGAGATTCTGCTGACTGATGTTTTTCCCTGCTAGTACTCTCTTTAGATTTAAATTTCAATCTCATATTATGCCTTATATGGAGAAATTACTAGAGCAGGATATCCAATACGAGTTGTGATGGAACTTATTATCTCTCTTGCATAAGGCCATATATTAACTGGAACATTTCGTTCTATAAACATTAATATATAATCATCTTCATAATCCTCTATTGAATTAAATTTATAAATTGCCCTTAGTTCAAATTTTAAATTTACCAAACCTTCTCCTTGACATTCTATTCTTAAGTTAAATTTAGGATAAAATTCTACTACTTCTGATAATTTTTTAAATTCTTCACACTCATATTTCATATTAACATCACATTTAATACTTTCATTTTTGATATTTTCATCTTTATGTAATATAACATCACTTAATTCAATATTTTTAATTAGCACATTTACTAGTTCCACATCATTAACTAATTTTCTATACTTCATTTTATCTAATTCCATTAATCTTCCTCCAAAATCTAAGCTGCCAATGCATAATCATCATTATCATAATCCTCTATTTCAAACTTAAAGTTAAAATCAAATTCAATATGTTCATTGTCTATATAATTTGATGAGTTATCATTGTTAACTAAATTTCCAATATTAGTAAACCTGATATTTCTAGAAATTTCGTATTCTTTATATTTTATACATATAAGCTCTTCTAAATTATCAAAGATATTACTTAATAAATCATAATACTGTTCACTTTTCTTCATAGGATTATGATACATTTCATCTGCTATTTTAAAGTTAGCCTTGCTTTTATCTAATACTTTCTTTATTATTTTTGATAAATTGATTCTCCAATCTAATGTTTTATCAGTAATAAAATCTTCTTCTATATTTTTAATTGACTGCAAGGCATCTTCTTTTATAAACTGTATATCCCATTCATCCTCTTCTATATTGTTATTTTTTAGAGTTTTAGTTACATACTGAATTTTTTCTTCAAATAAATTATATAAGCTATCTAAATAGCATGTTTGTTTTAAATCTAAAATAGACTTATTTTCAAACATAATTGAATAATTATTCATATTAAATTCCCCCTTGTAAACAAATCTTTCCATAAATATACCTCCAAGAGTATAATTTAAGATTTGTTACCTAAATTATACCATTTTAATATTTACATTCCAACAACAAATATTATTAATATTTTCTCATATATACTAAGTTTTTATACATCTGCTCTATATATTTTTATTTTTATGATTATATAAACATGTTACTTTTTTCATTAAAGTTTAATATTTTCTCATACTATACTCTTTTCTGAACAATTTTGATATCCTTTATATTTGTAATACCCTTTGTATTAATAATTAACCAGTATATAATAATCATTATCAATTTAATACATTTTTTACATGTAATTATATACCTTGTTATTTTCATATAATATATATTACATTTAATATATATTATGTGAATTACAAAATAGTCTAGAAATTGTATATAAAGTGTAGGCAAAATGTAAGTAAATATCTTTAACTTGAATTATCAATTTTACTTATTTGTAAAATACTATCTTTTATAAAAACTGTTTTAATTGAGGTGTAAAAAAGGAGGTAACAACTAACTAGTTGCTACCTTCTAATCTATCTATCAAATAAAAACTTCTAATTTGACTTTTAAACATTAATTCAATGTCTTTTACTGCATCTTGAACACATTGCTTAAACTTTAAATCATAGTATATATTCACTTCACCTATGCTATTTACACTTAAAGAATAGCCTTTTCTTTCTATTATACATATGCTCCCACAATCTGATAAATCATTCTTGTATATTGATTTTAACTGCCTTTTTATTTTGAGAAAGTCTATTTTGGGGTAAATATTATTTGGATAAAAACTTTTCTCTTGTATTAACATATTATCACCTTTAACTCTACAATTTTTCTTTTACAAATTCTATAGCTTTATCCATTGTTGACCATACATCATTACCATATAGCTGAGTAAATTTTTCTCCTGTAGTCTTACTCATTTCCTTCATTTTATTACAAGTTACTCCACCGATTACATATAGATTTTGTGTTCTATGTGGTTTATAGTCTTTTATATCTGTTACTAAGTAACTTTCTTTTTTTCTCTTATAATATAGTCCTAAAATGTCTGCTGATACTTTATCATCTCCAGAATAGACTATAGTATGTTTATATCTATTATAATTGTTTTCTTCTGCTGAACTTATATGTTTAGTTATAGCTTCTACTATTGCAGTAGCTAATTTATCAGCTCCTAAACTCAAATACTTATTTGCATCTTCGGTGTCTACAAAACATACTTCTATTAGCATACTTTTAGCTTTTGTTTTCTTTACTACATATAATCCACTTCCATCTTTTACCCCTCGATTTGTAAATCCTAAATCAGAAATTTTTTTACAAACATCTATAGCATCTTGATACTGCTTACCTTTATATGTGTAAACTTCGCATCCTTTGCCACCACCTGCATTGAAATGTATTGATATGAACCAATCTAAATCTTGTCTATTAGCTTGTGCTGTTATCTTAGATAAACATTCTGATTGAGTAGACGCTTTATCTATAGTACAATCGACTACATTATTGCCTAATTTTTTTAATTTATCAATTACTTTATATCCTACATTCCTAGTTTCTATTGACTCATTTATTTTACCTATAGCTCCACTTCCTGCTCCTGTTTTTGTATGTCCACAATTTATACCTATTTTCATTGTTTATTTTCCTCCTTCAACTGTTTGTAAGTTTGATTTATACCTATTGATATACCCCAACAAATTACACCTTGCAAGACTGCACTAGGATTTAATCCTAACATCCATATTGAGAAACCTATTCCAAGTATCAATAATACTACCGGAATGTATTTATTGTCTAATTGTTTATATTTCTTGCAACCTGCTCCTATAACATAAAGAGCAGCAACTAAAATCAGTAACTGCTCTGGTATAAAACTTATTAAATTATCCATCTTTTATTTTCCTCCTAATTTAAAATATTCCTTTTTGTATTGCAAATATAAAGAACCCTATTAGTGTTGTAATCATTGTACCAATCAGCCACTTGAGCATACTTGTAAGTGAGTTTAGATTTTCACACAATGCTTTTAATTCTGCTTTAGACTCTATATTTGCTATCTTTAATTCGTCTATTTCATCACTATGTCTGTTTATTCTTATTTCATTTCGTTTTATTTTTTCTTTTATAACTTCTTCGTTCATCTAAGCCTCCTAATTTTTGATATTAAAAAAGAACCTATTTTGTAGGTTCTGTTCCTTCCACTACTCCACTCTGTTTAATTATATAATCCTCTACTGCTGTCCTATAGTCTGTGTTAATTACATCATCTAATTCAAATTCTCGATTTTTTAAAGGATTTAAGCCTCTACTTAAAATCCTCTCTGCTAATATTCTTACTACAACATTATTTATATTCATTATAAAATTCCTCCTACCTTTTCATTTTCTGCAATTAGTAATTGATTTTCTAACTCTTGTATTCTCTTTTCTTCTTCTGTTAGATATACTGGCATTTCTTCTAAAATTGGCTCTTTTGTATCTATATTTATGCCTACAATTCTGCTTTTAGTATAATCTACACTTCCATACGGAATATCAACAAAATGTAATTCAGTTATTTCATCATGCTCTAATATATCCCCTGTTGCTTCTCCTGTTTGGAGTAATATTTTTCCTGTTTGGTCACATATAATTCTATTTGCTCTATTCATTTTATCACCTCATTTATTAAATAAATTTTATAGCATGCCAAGAATGTAAGTAGTCAGAAGCATTGGGACTGCTTGCAGGAACATTAATGCCTTTATTATTTATATATACATCACGCTCATTATTTGAATAAATAATTCCACTTCCACTAAAATCTTGATTAGAATTTTTTTCTTTAGTAAATACAATTCTAGCCGAAAAATCTTTTTTTTCCCAAAGCCAATTTATATTACAAGTAGCAATAACAATATGTTTAAAAAAATAATTATTAGAAGTAACATATTGACATTCAGCAACAAAAATATTAGGAATAAAACCTAAATTATCAATCTTAAGCCAAGTACCAGGTTGTCTACCAAAGGACTCTCCATATAAATTAGCCATTAAAGAACTATTTTTAACAACATCAATAGTACCACTGGCATATTTATACTTAGAATTTAACTGTGATATAGTATTGTTAGCTTGTGTTAACTGATTCATCAAATCTTGTACACTAGCGTCTGAACTATCAAAACTTGTTTTTATTTTCTCTGATAACTCAACAAGTGTGTTATTCAAACTTGCTTCTATATTCTTTAATGCTAAAGTATTTATAATACTTGTTTTACCATTTCTAACTCCTTGCCCAATCTCTGTTAACTTAGTTGATATATCACTTAAACTAGCATTAGGTTGTAATGGCATTATATTCTTACTTATACTTATTACTTTTTCCTCTACTATATTTTCTGCATCTGTAGCAACTATTCTTAATGTGTGTATTGCATTATCTGTAAGTTCATAGTTAATAGTTTTTTCTGAATACAAGTCTGTAGTAAAAGTATCTTTCAATACTTCATCTAAATACCATTCTATTTTTGTCAATTCACTGTATGTTTTTGTTACAGTAAACTTAGCTTGACTATCAGTCACTAATGACGTTGATATATTAATTCCCTTTTCTATTTTTTTAAAAGTAAAAATTCTATCAAAATTATCATATCCATCATTTAATTGTATTTTTAGTTTGTGATTTCCATCTATGGATAAAGAGTTTAGTTGACTATCTGTTACTGTTGCTGTTAAAGTTGAATTTTGTACAACAGGAGTAATGTTTTGTATTAATTTATCATCAAGATAAACACGCACTATCAAATTAACATCTGGAGTATCATCACTTACAGTAAAATCTACACTAAATCCTTTTCTTTTATTCCCAAGTGAAGTATCTGAACCAGATATTACTGGTCTACCTTTTATAGTTATTATTCTATTAGAAGTATATGGAAATTTTTGTTGTGTATCCACATGCATTGATTCACAATTATAAGTAAATGTATATTGACCATATCCTCCCAAAACCCAAACATTTCCTGAGCCCCAATTAATTGTTGAACCATTGTAAGTACAACTTAAACAAGTGTCTTTAGAGCTACCTTGCAAACCATGATTATTACCACCCCAATCAAAACTTTGCCTCCCCCCTGCAAATGGGTCAAACGCAATATTTTTAGTATATTTTCTCATATCAGGTAAATTAAAGTTATTCATTGATGTTGCCATTTCCTCACTCTCCTTTCTATATAGGTAATATGTCATTATTTACTGTTGATATAATATTACTGTTAATTCCTGTTAATTGCTCTGCTACCTTATTAATTTCTTCATGTATCTTTTTAGACGAATAAGTAGTCATTTCACTCACCCTGTTATCATCTACAGTTGCATTAATAAAATGAGTTTCTGCATTTCCATTTATCACATAGACATTTAACTCAACTTTTACTTCACTTCTAATCTCAATTGAATTATCATCAACTATTTTAAAATTTGGAACTATATTTTCTTTTGTAGTAGCATCTATAATATTTACAACTATTCTCTGTGTTAATAAACTATGTGTTACAGTTGCTTTGAATCCACTTTCTGCATCCTCAACCCAATCATCAATTGTTATTATTTGAGTAGATGCCACATTTGAACCACCTGCGATTAATTGGTCAATTTTAATATTTTGTTTCTCATTTTCTGTGTCAATTCTAGTGTTTAGCTCTGTTTTAGTAGTTTCTATGTTGCTTGTTAATTCTGTTTTAGTTGTATCTATTTTAGTATTAACAGTACCTATTTTAGTTTCTAAGTCTTGTATATCTTTGAGTGTTGCAAAGATTATTGTTGGGTCAATTTTAAGTTCTATATTATTTACATTAGATACAATAAGCACAGTTTTAACCTTCATGTCTACCACTGCACCTTGTTCTATAGAAGGTTTATAAC